CGTACTTCTTGAGCTCCTCGGGGAGCAGGAAGTTCATCTTCTCGAGCTGGCGCTCGACGCCGTAGCTCTTGCCCACGCCCGCCGGACCCGAGATGATCAGGCCCGTGATCTGCCCCTTCTGGGCAGCGGCAGTCAGGTGCTCGATGAACGAGAAGGTCTTCTCGATGCGCTGGATCGTCTGCTCGTCGGTCTCGTGCAACTCTTCGGTCGTCACGTTCTTCGACTCGCCCTTCGGCGCGTGGTAGGTAGCAGTCAGCTCACCGATGATCTCGAAGTCGCCCTTGGCGACCTTGACGCGCACGGTGTCCGGTCCCGGCAGCGAACCATCGTTGCCGATGGTCACAAACCCGCCCTTGGCGCCCACCTGGTATTCCTTGACGAGGTCGAACAGACCGTTGACCTTGTTACCCCGGTAGTTGCCATTCTCGATGCGGATCTTAGCTGTCATTTAGTGTCCTCGTGCCTGTTTGCTTAACTTGTGAGTGTATAGTAGAGCATTTGGTCCAAACCGTCAACCTTTTCACTTGACTATAAATCCTTGAAAATCAATGACTTAGCGACCCTAAATCTAGGGCTAATAAAATCAATGACTTAGCAACCCTAAAAACCACGATTTTTGCCCCTGTAAGTCATTGATTTTACTGGGGTTTTTATAAGTCATTGATTTCTAAGGGTTTTTATTTTGGTTGGTCTAGGGCCCAAGCAGGGTTGGATGCGGCTGGTTTGGTGGGCTCTAGGGTGTTTGGCTACTCGATAGTAGCATCATCCAGTCCCGCGCAACGTAGACGAGTGATGTTGCTGATCATGAAGTTCTTCGCTTCCAGTCCCTTGTGCAATCCTAGCCAACGATTACGCAATAGTGCAAACTCGTTGACTAGGATTGCCATGTTCACTACGTCACTATCTCCGTCGACATACTTTTCAGCATCTCTAGAGGTTAGTGCTCTGTTGTAGTTTTCAAGGTACTGGCGGAACTTAGCGGAACGAATCTTTCTAAGTTCTCCGTTTAGGTATTCCAGAATAGCCTCGATCTCCTGCAACTGATTATACCTGTGTTCGATAACACCTGGCAACTCAGCCGAGATAATCTCAATACGTCTGCCCTTGAGGTTTAGATCGTCTTTGCGAGCTTTGTCTAGCTCGTTCTCAAAGTGCTCAATAACCTCTGGTAGACATTCGAGACCACCAACTACTCTGTTATACCATCCAGCCATTATAGTACCTTCTTCACTCCGTTTTCCATTGCTCGAACAAACAGCGATGCTCTCTGCATACGATTAGGAATACGTCTTCCTACTAGCATAGCACGTTGCGGTACACCTAGTTGTGTCTGTAGTAGTGTGTGAAGCTCTGTGATGACTACTGGCGTAGTAATCGCATTGCCTAGGTCTACATTACCAGCAACAAGCATCGCCTGCATTTCACGAAGCACGTCTAAGCACGACTGGGCGTCCTTAGCGTTTGCCTTGCTTTTCAGCGATTCAATAATATCCATGTTTACCATTCCTCATCTTCGTACTCGTCGTCTTCTTCGGATTCACCGAAACGAGTCTTTACTGCTGCGCGAAGCTCTCGATCTAGATCCTCATAGTGATCTTCGATACCTTCTGCGAAACCGTACTCGTCAGCTACGGACACGATTGCGTCCGCGGCGTCTAGGCGATCCTTCTGATCTACGAGAGGCTTGATTCTAGCCCACAGTTCGATAATAAAATCGTCACCTCGAATCATTCTACTTCCTCCTCTACTTCCGCTTCTGCGAAATTAGCGTCAATCTTATCATTGACGTTATAGGCGGCTACCTTCTTGATGAGGTGGAACTCCTTCATAACACGGTCTAGACAACCGTCTTCGTTTCTGTTCCACGCCTTCTGGAATAATAGCACTTCCTCTCCGTCTACTGGAGAAACGTATTTATAACGATTGCCTACCTTGGTGAGGATTTCTAGCTTTTCTAGCATGTCAAACATACCAGAGTAAGGATCCATTCCCGAGTCATACGGAATCTTGATCTGCACACTCTCGAAAGGCTTGGAGTAGCGAGACTTCATTACCTTACATGCAGAACGAATACCCTTGACCTCTGCGATCTTGTTACCATCCTCGTCTTCCTTGAGCTTCAGCTTGCGCATAGCGATAACGATAGACGAAGCGTAAATAAAGCCTTGTCCACCACTGATCTTGTCGTCCGGATCAAACATATCCTGCGAAGCATATGTGTGGTTCGTGCAAACAAAGCCAATGTCCCACTCTGCAATACGATTGACCGTATTACGAACAAGTGCGGTTAGCGACTTAGCCTTGCGACCTAGGTCACCCTTCATGTCGCCAGCTTCAAACTGATTTACGTCTGTAGGCGTTAGCAACATGCCTAGAGAGTCTACAACGAACAGAACCTTTGGACGATCCTCTTCGTTTGTGCCAGCATAGCTATCCTTGTACTCTTTGAGGAAGTCTGCTAGGATCTTTGCTACGTCGTCGATCATGCTGACGCTAATGCGTAGAAGCTTTTCTTCGCTTGTGTCAACACCTACAGCCTGAAGCCATGCTTCGTCTAGAGCGTTTTCCGAGTCTAGAAGAACTACGAAAATACCCTGCTGTTGTGCGTTGCGAACTAGGTTGCCCGATGCGATAAAGCTCTTGCCTGAACCCGATTCGCCTGCTAGCGTAGTGACCTTACCGAGCGGAATGCCCTTATAGAAGTCACCCGAGATAAGGTAGTTGAGGCAGTAGTTGCCTGTGCTGACCCATGTCTTAGGATCATGAAAGCCTGCGCTGATTCCCGAGATGCTCTTAGTAATACCCTTCCTAAACTTGGAAGGATCAAATGCCTTTACCATTTATTATTCTCCTTAATGTGTTGAAGTGGGGCGGCCGTTACCGACCGCCCCGAACCTGTTCATTAACCCTGGTTAGCTCTCTGGCGAATCTTAGCAAGAATGTCGTTGACATCCTTCTTAGGTTCTTCCGCGGTTGCCTTTGGTGTTACTGTAGGTTGTGTCTTAACAGGCTCTGCAATCTCTGCCTTAGCAGGTGCTGCTGCAGGAGCCGCAACGGTTGGAGCATCTGGATCATCGTGAGCCGAAGACTCGCCGTTGTAACCGAATGGGCGATAGAATGTGCCCCAACGATCACCGTCGTAAAGTTCGCCGTTCACTGATGCCTCGAACATCTCTTGAATTGCGTTGAGTGCTGCTGCGTCTGGCTTTGCAGGCATCCAATCATTAAGGTTAAAGAGACCAAACTTTTCGATAGCTGCTAGCTGTTCTTCGTTTAGTGCAGTCTCACGACGTGCCCACTTAGAAGTGCTGTAATCGCTATATTCACCCTTCTTTGTGCGGGTGATTGTAAAGTTCAATCCATTGATGTAGTCTACTGGTGAGTTCTCCATCTCTGGATCCATTAGCGCGGCCTTAATGATGTTGAAAATCTGAGGGCCGATAATGAATCTACGAATTGGATTCTCTGGCTGCTTCTCTCCTGTTGTATCTTCAAGCACAAAGCCCTGGAAGAGGTAAGAACGCTTCTTCCAATACTTGCTTGCTGATGCCTTTAGAGACTCGTCGTTCCACCAAGGACGTACTTCCTTGAGAACCGGGCATGTGTCGCCGAACATTTCGACGCACGGGACCTTCACTACTACGCGCTTGCCTTCTTCCTGACCCTTGATGCCAGGAAACTCTAGATTGAGGATCTGACGCTCACGCCAGAAGAATGTGTTGCTGGGATCCTTGTCTGAAAGGAATCTAACAACTGAGCTTTCTCCGACTGGGGTGTTCCAAAACGGGAACGTTAGTGAGGGTTCGTTAGAGCCGCGATTGCCGCCGCCCTTTCTTGTTTCCATTGCCTGAAGCTTTTTACGGATGTCATCTAATGTAGCCATGATTATATTCTCCTTATATGAATATTATAGTTATTTCCAAAATGCTATACCTTTTATGCCTGCCCCGATCGCATTAGTTCGGTTAAGGTTTTCGAGCAGCATATACAGTATGTTGTAAAGTATAGCTGCTCAAATGTATTTAGTCAAGTTTTAATAGAAAACGTTAAAAATAGATCTCATGCCTTTCCAGCATCTTTCTGGTCTTTGGGTTATTCATTAGTATCTTTACCACTCCTGCCTGCGAGTATGGATCTTCTTTTCTATAGTCGTAGTCTACGACAAAGTTTTCGCGCTTGTTATCTGCAGAACCATGCATCCAGCCAGAGAGTCTATCGTTGTATTCGGAGTTCCAGAACTTTCCTGCTATGTAAGGACCGAGGCTGTCGTTATCATCGAAGATGATTTCATACTCTGTGATGTTGTCTGTAAGTCCGTCAACAGTTTCAGTATGTGGTTGACTAATTATAATTCGTGCCTTAGGACCTACGTAATTTTTTTTTTGAAAAATCTCGTTGAGGTCTGTAAACTTGGAAAGGTTCTTGTCTAGGTTCTCTGCGATTCTATCTACAACGCTTTCCTTTAGTCTGCCGTTCTCGTACGACGCAACTGTGTTGTCACAATCGTACCAGTCGCTCAAGCGGTAGTCACCTGTTTCTGGATCACGCTCAATGTGCTGTACGCAACGGTGATCCTTAGAAACCTGTGCTGCCTTTTGGCGCATAGATAGAGGGATCTCATCTGTGGATTCCTCTACCTTCTTATTCTTCTTGCCAGTGACGTTCTTCTTCCACTCGTCTTGTTCTTCGGTGTCTCGTCCCCACTCATCACGGAACTTACCCGATCCTGGCTCATCATCGTCTTCGTCGTCTTTAGCTTCGGCGACCGACTTTTTCTTTTTCTTTTTTGCTTGTCTCTTTCGAATTTCTTCTTCTTGATAGTCTCTAAAATCTTGAGGCGTTGGGACAAGCTTAACCGGTACTCCACCAGATGCTTTAATTTGTTCGCGCCACTCCTTTTCCGATTCAGTTTCTTTTCTTGCCTCAACAATCTGGATATTACCTAGGACATTCTTGACAACTGTCTTCTCGAATTCCGATAGCTCTTGACCCTCAACAAGCTTGTTTGCTGCATTACCAATGAATCTAGATAGCTCGGACTCTTCCTGTACTCTGCGTACAATGCCCTGTAGGCGATAGCCGATCTTTTGTTGCGGATCTGTGAATTCAAAGATCTCGTCTTCTGAAATAATCTGACTGCGGACGATCACAAATGGGTTTCCGCTTGCTTCTTCAATTCTCTTCTTCCATGCTTGCTTCTCATTTACAAGTCTCTTTACAAGTGGAAGGACTTCTCCGATACCTTCGTCGAACATTTTGACGGTAAACAGTTCTTTTAGATCGTCCGCGTTTTGTTCTTCGATAACCTGTGTAGCGTTCTCTTCGATTCTTGCTTTGATGGATTCGTATGTTCTGCTACTCTGTAATCTCTTTAGTTCAGTCTTGATGTTGTTTGCGTTTTCTTTTACAACAGAGATAATGTCTTGGCTGTTTTCGTTGATTAGCTTATTGCTATTTGCGTAACGATAAAATTCTTTTAGTTTGAGTAGATTGCTTGTTTGTTCAATGATGTAGTTTCCTACTACGTCATCGACCTTGCCGCCTTCGTAAACGTGGCGTGCCATTGCTCTAGCACCTGCAAGATAGTTATGAGGGAAGCGGAATCTTTCGCCTGCTCTCTCGATGAAGATTTCCTTGATTGCTCTGGTACGAGAGCCGCGTACTTCCTCACTTACAGGCTTGTGATGTCGTACAATGACCTTCACAGACTCTAGTGTTTGGTAGCTGGTCTTCTTTGTGCCATGCATCTTAGATAGCGATGCTTCACTTACGAGAACCTTTGATGGCACTACTGAGTAATCGTTTTTAAAGAATACATTCTTTTCTACTGGAGCTTTCACGTATCTCTTTCCTCCGTATGCTCGCTTCTTATCAATATCCGCTAGCATAGCTTCCTTGTTATCGTTTACATATTTGATTGCTTCGTCTTTAGTCTTGGCAATATCCATAGGAACCTTAACACGGACAGTTCTAAAATCGTAGTATTTGCCATCATAAATATTCGCCGGGATGTGTACCATCCAGACATCTATTTCTTTTGATTCTAATACGTTGTCCATCTTGCTCTTTTCCTTATACTGCTTGGCTTGGTATGCATAATCCTTTGGCTTGATCTCCTGTCCGAAAATCTTGACCGTGGAATTCAGCATATATGTTTGTGCTAGGTTTTTAATCTGCTTTAGAAGTTTCTCAATTTCGTCGAGCGTAATGTTTTT